GGCTGATGGTCATAATTCTTTTTGGGGGAGATCAATCACACTTCCCAGCCGACTGGGGGATCGTCCAATGGCAGGACAGCGGCCTTTGGAGTCGCCGATCTAGGTTCGAATCCTAGTCCCCCAGCCAGAATTTTTAAGGCTTTTCAATAGGTTAAAAAAGGGCACCCCCAATTTTCGGGTGTCCCCAGACTGTCCCCGCCTCTTAAAACCCCAGTTTTTCGTTTTCTTTTTTTCATCTCTCCATCCAACTCTGCTTCTATTTTTCTGGGCTAAGGATTGCCGCCTTTGGGTTGGCTTCCAGGGGTCGCGTTGCTCCTATAGGATAGTTTCGACAAAATCAGTTTTTTCATTTCTTCGACTTCCCCAGGGGGCGGTGCGCCCTCTGGGGATTTCTTTTTTGATCAGCCCGGAAAAGGACCTGAAGCCCCATGAAGTGGTTTGAACACCAGGCGGACGCTGCAGAGAACAAAAAAATCAGGAAGATCGAGGCCTGGGGCGCCAGGCTCAATCCGGAACTCGGGGCCATGGCCGCGGTGGGCTGGTATTTCCGACTCCTGGAGGTGATCACCCGGCACGGACGGGTTTTCAGGCTGCCAGGGGACTATGATTTGGCTCTCCTGGCCCAGGACCTCAGGACAAGCGAAGAAAACGTGGTGCTCTTTCTAAACCTGCTTTCGGAAATCAACGCCATAGACCGGGAAGCCTGGCAGTCCCGGGTCGTCTTCTGCCCCAAGCTGGCGAAGAGGGCAGATCGCTACACCGAAGAAATGATTAAAAAGGAAGTAGATGCCCTCCTGGGAAGCTCGGAGAAAACCATAAGCTACGAGCTGTACCGCACCATCGAAATGCTGGCGCAGCATCCCGATCCCCGCAAAAGAAATACTTATGGGCAGATTCTGCACAGGCTTGAGAGCTTCTCCAGGCAGGCTCCGCGCAGCCTCGCAGACGCTGAACATATCTGCACGGACGCTGAACATATCTGTGCAGAGTCTGCACATATCTCCCCCTACCACACCACACCATCACCATCACCGGAAAGAGAGGCTAGCGCCTCTGTCGCCGGCCCGGCTGCGCCGGGCGACGACGCGGCGCCCCTGCCCGAATCCGTTGATTCGGTTGCGGTCAACGCCGGCGAGACGGAGAAAGAGCCGCAGCCGTCCCCAAACAAGTTCGGTCCATCCGGTCTGGTGAAGCTCTGGAACGAGATGGGCTTAAAGCCCAAGGTGTCGGAACTCACCGATGACCGACGGAAGAAGGCCGGGCTCCGTCTGCGCAAACGAGGAGATCCCGAATGGTGGCGAGAGCTATTCGAGAAGGTCCGGGTGCTGAACAAGCCCTGGCTGACCTTCGACTTTCTCATGCGCAGCGACACCAACTGTTTGAAAGTGCTGGAGGGCAACTATGACCACGACTTCGGAGCCGGAGGAAACAGCGGGAAAGACAGGCTCCGGTTTGGAGCCCATAAAGAAAAGGATCGAGCGAATCCTGGAAAATATGCCGCCATCGGCCGCACCTTCGCCACCGACCCCGGAACAGGAGGAGCAGGCCCTGAAGAGGATTCTCCTGGACAAGCGGGTGTTCCCGGTCCATCTGAAGGCCCGGCTTAGCGACTTTCACAACCCCCCGGAGACCCCGCCCGTGTTTGTTCACGGCGGCGCCGGGGTGGGGAAGACCCATCTGGCCGTGGCTTATCTGGTGCGGGAAATACAGACCCGGGGGGAGGCGAGCAAGGTCTTTATCAGGAGCGTCGATTTGATGAACCGGCTGCGGGATTCTTTTCGCAGCTCTTACAACCAGCCGGCATCGGAAATTATCAGCGACTTTTCCCGGTATCGCTTCCTGGTGATCGATGACCTGGGAGCGGAACGGCACACCGACCTGGTGCAGGAGGCTCTTTACGACGTTTTGGATTTCCGGGCCGGCCATCGGCTGCCCACGGTTATCACCAGCAACTTTTCCCTGGACCGGGTGGCGGAACACTACGGGGATTTCGGAGAGCGCATCGCTTCCCGGATCGCCGGCATGGGAGAAATCCTGAACCTGCGCGGCAAGGATCGCAGGTGGCAAAAATAACCTAAACAGAGGAGGAAGCAAGTGAAAGAAATCGGCAAGGTCAAATGGTTCAACGAAACCAAAGGTTACGGCTTTATCGGCCGGGAGAACGGCCCCGATGTGTTCGTGCATTACAGCGCCATCCAGGGCAACGGCTTCAAGACCTTGGAGGAAGGCCAAGAGGTGGAGTTCGAGGTGACCCGGGGACCCAAGGGGCTGCAAGCAATCAACGTCGTAAGGGTTTGACGATGTTCGAAGCCTTCAACTAGGGTACGCAGCCGGGCTGGGAGTGATCGCAGCTGCGATCACCGGCCTGGCTGTCCTGGGGTTTTGGGATTGGCTGGGGGGAGTCGTCTCCCGGCTAAAAATCGCCTGGAACTACTGGAACCAAGAAAGGAGGCCGAACTCATGAAATTTACCATCATTCTGGAACCTAAAGGGCAGAAGCGGGCCCGGGGCCGGGCTTTTTTGGTGGGCGGCAGGGCCATTGCCGGGAAACCGCGCAAGGACGAGGAGCAGCTCCTGGAGGAGGAAAAGCTCCTCGCCCTGATGTATGCGCACCGGCCGCCCGAGCCTTTACAAGGCCCCCTGGTGCTGGGGGTCAAGGCATTCCTGCCCATCCCCAGGAGTAAATCCAAGAAATGGCAGGCCGCGGCCCTGGCCGGGGAAATCCGGCCCACCACCAAGCCGGATTTGGACAACTGCATCAAGAACCTCAAGGACGTGTGCAAAGGCGTTTTTTGGCAGGATGACAAGCAGGTGGTGGAATACCTCCCGGGGACCGGGAAATATTACGGTGATCCGGCCCGGTGGGAGGTCGAGATAATGCCTTTGATGGAAAGGGTTGGCTCCCATGAAGCATGTGCGCAGTCGGCGGGAGGGCTGGTTTAATGGATGCCTTAACCAGCCCGCAGCCGACCATCACCGTGCCCATCGAGTTTTACCGGGGGGTCAAGGCCATCGCCCAATTCCTGGATATGCATGAGCGCACGGTGAAGAGGTTGTTATTGGATCGGAGGATTCCGGCCAAGAAGGATGAATCCGGCCGGTGGGTGCTGACGAACCTCGATTACTACCAGAGCCTGCAGGGGTGACATGGAAGAGATCAAACCAAGAGTTTACGTCGGTATCAAGTGGGGCATGGAAAACCCCACGGTCATGGTGGCCGGGAAATACACCCCGGCTCCCAAAGACCATCTCCATATCTTCCGGGAGCTCTACGAGGAGAGCTTCTACTTCGACGACCTGTTGCCCATCGCCAAGGCCTGGGCCCAGGAGTTGATGATCAAAAAATTCTACTGCGACCCCAAGGAGCCGGAGTTCATCAAGCGGCTTCGGAAACAACGGCTATGGGCGGTGGCGGCCCCGGAGGAACTGGGCCTGGCCCGGAACCTTCTGGGAAAACGGCTGGGCAATCATGCCCAAGGGCTGCCTGGCGCCATCACCTTTTCCCCGGACTGTCCCAAGACCGTGCAGGAGTTTTCCAAATACCGGATGCCGGAGCGGGACCCCCGCCGGCCGTTTAGGGATAAACCCCTGGACATGGACAATTACGGGATCGGGGCTCTCCATTTCCTGATTTTGGGATTGGCGACCGAGGTGACGCCCCGGGTGAGGTGGCTATGAAAAGAACGGTAATTTACGAACCCCGGGGCAAAGCCAGGGAATATGCGCCCCTGGCCCTGAACCTGTACCGGGGCTGCCTGCATGGCTGCCTTTATTGCTACGCGCCCAAAGCCACGTTCACGGACCGGGCGAGATTTCATGATCCCTCGTACATAAAACCCCGGCCGGGAATCCTGGAGGACCTGGAAGAGCAAGCGAGCCAGATGGCAAGTGATAAGCGGGAGATCTTGCTCTCTTTCACCAGCGATCCTTACCAGCCCTTTGAGAGAGAAGCCCGGATAACTCGACGAGCCCTCAAAATACTTATGGCCCACAACCTCACGGTCACCATTTTAACCAAGGGCGGGTGCTGGGGGCTGGAGAGAGACCAGGACCTGTTGACCATGAATCCCGCCAATACCTGAAGCGTCACTTTGACGCTGCATGACCAGGAGCTTAGCGACAAATGGGAGCCTTATGCGGCCTTGCCCCAAGACCGGATCGACTCCTTGCAGCTGGCGAAGCTGTTGGGTCTCAGAACGTGGGTCTCTTTCGAGCCGGTGATCTCCCCCGAGGCGGTCTATAGCCTGCTGGAGGCGACCCATGAATTTGTTGACCTCTATAAGGTGGGCAAACTCAACTATCACCCCCTGGCCAGGGAGATCGACTGGAGGCGCTTCAAAGGGGAGATGGAGGAAAGGCTCACGAAGCTGGGTAAGCCCTACTACCTGAAGAAGGATTTGCTGGAGGCCGCTGGATGATTTTCACCTCAAATTTCAAAATCGCCGGGCATCTGCCCCAGGCCGTGGCCATCTCTCTGGGAGTGCCCCGGGGTTGGCAGGGGGTGCGGTTTACTGCTTTGGCTCCGCCCCGGCCGCTTATCAAAATCATGGACCCCGAAACCTTTATCCCACTTTACCGGACGCAAGTCCTTGACCGGCTTGACCCTTGCCAAATCATCCGGGACCTGGGTGGGGATAATTTTGTCATGCTCTGCTTCGAGGCCCCCGGGGTGTTCTGTCATCGGCGAGTGGTGGCGGTCTGGCTCAGGAAACATACCGGCATCTTGGTGGAGGAGCTGAACCCGAAACTTAGGCGCCATGCAGAATGGCTGAGAAATTTATCCGCGGGAACCACGGTTGGGGCATCAGGGCCCACCTGATCGCCGGTGGTTCGACTCCACCTACCCGCTCCAAGGCAAAGGAAATATAGATGTCTTTCATCGGCTCCATAAATGCGGAAACCCGGAAGTGGCTCGGAAACAATGGCGCCGCCTTCGATGGCCGGCAGGTCTATGTGGGCTGCTCCGGCAATTTCACGGCTGAGCAGATTCTCTCCCGGTATGCGCCCAAGGCCCGGATTTGGGGAAACGACGTTTCTCTTTACTCCGGGGTCCTTGGGGCCTATCTGGCGAATCAGCCTTTTGATCTCTCTATCCGGGAAGAAGACTATAAGTGGCTCGAAGCCTACATGGAGGGTGTGGAAGGCAAGACCGCCACCGTGATGGTGCTTCTGGAGGCCCTGAAATACGAGAAAGCGAATAATGCCTTCAAAGCCCGCCATTGGAACCACTACCGCCAGAACTTTGCCCAGTTCCACCAGGCCACGGTGGAGAAGCTGCGGGAGAGGAAGCAGGAAGTTCGCCTGGAAGGCTACACCAGCAAAGATATTTTCGACTTGCTGGATGAGATCCCGAAAGAGGCTGTGGTCATTGCCTTTCTGCCCACCTACGCCGGGGGCTACGAGCGGATGTTCAAACGCCTGGGGGAAATCTTCAAATGGGACGAGCCCAGCTACCAGATCATCGATGAGGAGCGGAAAAAGCGCACCATCCTGAAGATGATGGAGCGGGACTACCTCTATCTGGACGACCGGGTGTACCCGGGCCTGCCCATGGTGGCGGTGGTTAGGAAAGCGCGGATGAAGCCCGTCTACATCTATTCCAACATGGCGGCTTTGCGGCTGGCGGTTTTGAAACAGCAACGCCGCTCCCAGTTCATGCCCTTTGCCAGGCTGTCAGACCAGGACGAAATCACAGCCGCCTCCCAGCTCGCCATCACCCCCACCACCAATGCGGTGGTGAACTATTACCGGGACGTTTACCTGTCCAAGGGGGTGGGGATTCCAGCGGACGGTGAAGCACCTTTCGCTGTGGCCGTGGATGGCAAGGTCTTCGGGTTCCTGATCTTTGCCAGGATGCAGGGGCGAGGCGATGTCTACCTCCTGGCGGACTTCGTGGTTAATTCCACCCGCTATAAGCGGTTGGCCAAGCTGCTGCTCCTGGTGATTCAGACCAGAGAGATTCGCCGGATGATGGAAGAAAAGCTCCTGGCGGAACTCCCCTCCTGCACCACCATGGTCTTCACCGACAAGCCGGTGTCCATGAAATACCGGGGCTTATTTAAATTGGCCCGGCGAGACGAAGGAAAGCTGGTTTACCAGACCGAGATGGGGATCAGAAACCTAAAGGAGGTCATCGGGTTGTGGCTGAAGAAATACGAGAAGTCCTGAATCTGCTCAACGATAGGCTGGCGGGCCTTTTCCCCTACCGCCTGGAGCTTGTGAATCCGGCAGAGTTGAATCTTCTCGACAAGAATGCCCGGTACATGAAGGCCGAGCAGTTTCAGGCATTGGTGGAGAACGTCAAGAAGGACGGGAACCTCTCTTCCCTGCCCCTGTGCTACCGGGAAAACAGCGGCAAGCTCCTGGTGCTCTCCGGTAATCACCGCACTATGGCGGCCCGGCAGGCCGGCCTGGAGCAGATTCTGGTGATGGTGGTGGCTGACGAGAAGACCGACGACGAAAAGGTGGGGATTCAGCTCTCCCATAACGCCATCTGCGGCCAGGATGACCTGGTGATTTTAAAGGAGCTCTGGGAGAGCATCCAGAACGTCCAGGCCAGGCTCTACGCCGGGTTGGATTCGGAGACCATCAAGAGCCTGGAAGGGATCAAATTCGCCGCCATCTCCGAGCAGAGGCTCCAATACAAACTGGCTAACTTCATGTTCCTGCCAGAAGAGATCGAGGACCTGGACCAGCTTCTCAAGGAAACGGCCGTGGCCTTCTCCGGAGATGTGGTGTACCTGGCCCACCTGAACACCTTTGACGCCTTTTTCGACCTGGTGGTCAAGATCAAGAAACGCTGCCAGATCAAGAACAGCGCCGCGGCTTTCCTGAAACTCCTGGAACTGGCCCGGGTCGGGCTGGAGGAGATGATGCATGAGGAGGGGGCGGATGGAAGCCCAGACAAGCAGTAGAGAGGTTTTGCTTTATCGCTGCCATGTCTCCGACTATCTTGCTCCAGCCCTGGTTTTGGGCTGGATTTTGACGCTGGCGCTTTTCGCTATTGAGCACGAAACCAGGTGGGGGAGGATGATTCTTCCTTCCTGGGGAGGCTGGGGTTGGCTGGCCGATAAAATCTTGGAGAAGATTCGATGAACTGGCAAGACGCCCTTCTGATCCACCGGGCCGCAGAAAACTACGAAGGCGCCGCAATCCTGGCCCAGGACCTGGTGCTGATGCGCCTGGCTGCGGCCTGGCCCAAGGTGAAGCGCCTTCTTCCGGAGCCCCCGGCCCAGGGCCAGGAGGTGGATATCAATGCCCTCTGGGAGAACACAAAAGTGGATTTTAAAGGGTGGGCGGAATTGGCTCAGGTGCAAGCTCCCCAAGTAATGGACGGCTGGCAGGTTTTGAAGGGAAACCAGATTATCCTTCCGGACGGCAGCCTGAACCACCTGGCGGAGACGCTGTTGAGGAAAGAGGCGGCCGGCCAGCTTCTGAGCCAGTTGGGGATCAAGCCAGGGGAAATGAAGAAATGACCCCCGACCGCTTTTATAATCCGGACCTGGACCTTTACCTGGGGATCGACAAAGGTTTCCGCAATCCCAACGTCACCATCTGGCTGCAACCCGACCGGAAGTGGGAGCGGGTCCTGGTTCTCTACGCCCATTACCAGTGGCTCCGGACCCCGGATGAAAACGCCCGTATCGCCCTGGCCATTCATCGAGAGAGGGGATACGGAGCTGTGACTGCTGGATGGGGCGACCCCTCCGCTCCCGATATGCTCCGGGCTTATTCCCTGGCTTTTAGGAAAGAAGGTCTGATCTCCGGTCCTCGGCGGCCGGTGGAATGGGGGGAAGAAGTTCTTAATCAATGGCTCAAGACCTCGCGTGTGACCCAGGGCCGGATGGGACTGGTGTTTGCCCCTGACTGCACCAGGAAATTCTATGCTCCCAACGACCGCAAAAGGGAGCAACCCGTGAGCCTGGTCCTGGAGATCCAGCATAAGGAGAAGCATGAGCCCGGGAAGGGCATGCACCACGGCCCGGATGGGCTGCGATATTTTTTCGGCGGCTGGGAAGGGGCCTGACCTGACCTAACGATGTCAGGTTTAGGGGGGATGGAAATCTATACATGGGGAAACGAGATGAGCTAAATGAGCGAGCGCTTTTGGCGGCATCGTTGCGCCGTCAAAAGATGACTATTCCCCAGATCGCCCTTTATTTAGGCATCTCAGAGCGCCATGTATATCGTCTCCTGATCCGGGCCGGTAACCTCTATAAATTGCTGGCCGCGGCCTCTGATTCGGAAAGAAATATCGGCGAGACCCTGACAGTTTTTGAAGAAATGGAAAGGGAGGCGCTGCAAAAATTCGCCAAGGCGCCTGCGAATAGCACCATAGCGGTGGCATACCTGAACGCGGCCCGGGATGCCCGCAAGGAAATAAAGAAGCTGCTCCAGGAAGCAGGTCTCATGAAGAAGGTGCCGGACCAGGTGAACGTGGGCTTCGTTACCAAAGAGGACCTGAAAGATGACGAAATCAGGGCCGATTCCCTGGCTCTCGTGAAAAAGGTCAGGGAACGGAAAGAAAAACCCCCGGAGACGTGAGAACATGACTGGCCCGATCACGGCCTCGGACATGGCGCTACTTAGGCGGAACCTGATCGAGTATTACCGGCAGGAAGGATTCAAGGACCCCGTGGAATTGCTGGAGTTCATCGAGAGCTTCTGGGGTTTGCGAATTCCCCGGGTGCAGGTCTGTCCCGAACATACCCCGCCGGCCCAATACATCATCGACAGCTTCTTCGAGCGGGTCCAGGACTCGGTATGCTGGGCCAACAGGGGCGGCGGCAAGACGCTGCTGGGAGCCCTGGCCACCTGGCTGGATACGGTTTTCAAGCCGGAGTGCGCCACCAAGATATTGGGCGGGTCTCTCGAACAGAGCAAGAAGATGTACCAGCACCTTACCGGGGAGGGTGACGGCTGGGGACTGGTGACCGAGGATTTTCAGTATCTCACCGAAGGGGAGATGCTGGCTGCTAAAACGGCAACGCTGAACGGCTCCAACATCAACATCCTGACCGCATCCATGAAATCCGTCCGGGGCCCCCACCCTCAGAAGCTCAAGCTGGACGAAGTCGATGAGTGCGATGACCGGATATACGAGGCGGCTCTCCTGATCCCCAAAACCAAGCGGGGTATCAGAGCCAGCACGCAGATTTATTCCACCATGCACAAGGCTTACGGCTTGATGAACCGGGTAATCGAGGAAGCGGCCTTAAGCGGGTACAAAATCTATAAGTGGTGTGTTTTCGATGTCATGGAGAGGTGCCCGGAGTGGCGGGAGTGTGCAACCTGCGAACTCTGGGAGGATTGCCAGGGCAAGGCCCGACATGCGGACGGCTTCTACAGCATCGAGGACGCAATTTCCGAGAAGCGCAAAGTCTCCCGGGACACCTGGTTGTCGGAGATGTTGTGCCATAAGCCTTCCCAGGAAGGCCTGATTTATAAAGAGTTCGACATCAATGTGCACGTGGTCTCGGACCCGTTTGAGGATGGGCCGGAGGGTGCAGGCTGATTTGTTAGGAATTTAGACGGGCAATGTACGTTATTTAAGCTGCGCTAACGGCATTATTAACACCCTGTAAATAACGTCGCTGGAAATCCCAATAGGAATTGGCGAGGGTGGAGTTTTGCCTTGTGACTATAATAACGCTTAGGACTAAATGAGTAAAAGTAAGAGGGTTGCGATTGTACTGATCGTTTAACCTGTTCAAAATATTGTATGTAGGCCGATATAGCTGTCTAATTATTTTAACCGAGTAACTTTTATTACGTACTACAAAAAAGGCTCGGTGATTGCGGTGAGATTGGCAGGGTATAAATATTTGTCATTATGGGCAGTTAGCGCAATGTAGTATTTAATAAAAGGAATAAGCAGGAGTAACTATCTAAACGCACTACGTTATTATTATTCAATTAAGGAGTATTGTAAGACACTTAGGCATGTTGCGTGCATCTACTATTATTGAAAACCAAACCATTCCTAAAAAATAAGGAGGCTACCTTAACGAATAAAGTCACGGCTCTGAAGCCAAAACCAAATATCCCTCTGGGACGGACCAGGGGAGTCGCCGGTCCATAAAAAATCTCCCCCCACCCCAAATTAGAAGGCAGGCCAGAGGGAGCCCGAAGCTGAAGGGCAACCTGGGATAGCAACCAGGGGAAAAACAACGGCAAATACCCGGCAGCCAGCCGATTGGGGCGGTGAGAGGGTCCTGGGCCACCTGGTGCGGTAACTCAAACCAGGTGAGACGCAGGTAGGCGGCGCCACCGAAAGCGACCAGCAGATGAGCGGCTTGGTGATGAACCTGACAGCCCACGGATTTTTGAGTTTTCCGCAAAGAACTCTGGGGTCCTGGCCCCTTATCCAGGGCGAAGCTAAGAACCGGGAAAGAGGCGAAACCGGGAGCGAACCGAACCTAACTGAGGCGAGTCCAGCCGGTCCGTGGTGCGAGTGACGGGAGGGCCGGAAGGAAGGAATGGCGAGGCCAGCGAGCGGCAATAGCAACCGGGAAGGGCGAAGCGAAACCGTAAACCCTAAAGGGCGGGCGGCCCAGAAAGCCCACGGCGCATGGCTTTGATCGGGGGCGCAAGCGACGCGGTTTGTGCCCCTCATTGAGCGCCATGCTCAATACCCTCATGGAGGCAACGACGATGGAAAAAGTGAAGAGCACCACCGGCCAGGTGCATATCATCGACCCGCACCGGAAGGCGGCCAAAGACGACCGGCCCCTCACCCTCTGCATGGCCAAGGTGACCGGGAGGTGGTCTGCTACCGGTGACAGCGTAACCTGTCCCCATTGCAGCCGGATTGCCGGTTGGCTTTCGTAGGAGAAAGAGATGATCGCACAGGAAGAGAACCGGGAACACCTGGATATGATGCGAAAAGCATTGGATCTGATCGAGGACCGGGCATTCTCCGTCATGCAGAACTTAACAGCACGCGGCGAAACGGTCCCCATGGAATTTGTCGGCCAGTTCAGGAGGATGCATGAGGAACTGGGAGATATGGTGCGCCACCTGGCAGACCTAGCCGGTTTGGAGCAGGAAGAAGAAGACGAATAAATAATCGGGCCACCCGGGGCGGCATCCTCGAATGGCCCAAAACCACTTAAACACGGGGGTTAGAGTGATGGCCCTTTATAGCACGGCTGCGGTAGTGAAGCAAGAATATTGCCAAATCCCGGAATTCCGGGTAGTGGAAAAACCCCTCTACCTGGTGGGCACCCAGGTCCGGGCACTCCACCTCCCTGGAAGCTGGGAAGCTTTCAAGGACGATCTGAGCGTCCTCTACCATCAGGACAGCCGCTGGTGCGGCGGACGCTTCCTTCTCTGGACCTTTGAGACCTACGGCGACTTTGGCAAGCGCCTCTCAAGGCGCCAGGGACACTGGATTACTGAAACCGGGGTTTACATCTATTCCGGCCCCAAAGGAGCAAAGTTATGACGAAAGAAATTACCTGGAAAGGCGAGAAAGACCGGCTGTTGCAAGTGTGTCGGCCCTGTCCCTGCGGCTGTGATGTCCGGGGCGGCCGTCCCGGAGTTGGCTACCTAACCGGCTCGGATGAAGAAGGCAACGGCTTCACGGTCTGGATCGAATCAGAAGAAGTCTACCAGAGACTGGAAAGCTGCACCTCTGGACGTAGCCAGGCGTGGCCGTCCAATGTGCAGACCATCCTTATCCGGATTATCGGACTACTGGACAAAGGGCTTTGCGGCCTTGCCGGTGAACCGGGGTCTGACGGTAAAGAGATGGGTGATTATGAAGCCCTGAATTTCATCGCCCAGGCCAGGGCGCTTTTGGTGCTCCTGGCTCAAGTTTCTGAACAAAACATGGAGGCAAGGCGATGATTACCGACTATCTGAAAGCCGGGTACCCGGCCTTGTTGGTCAGGACGCATGAACCGGAGCGGTTTATCGGCGCGGCCTGCAAGCAGGCTAACGGCCGGACTTCTTGGCAGTGGGACGTGGTCAGGGGCTTTCGGGAACTGGGAAACGGGGCCGAGTGGCAGGAGTGCGACCCGTTCGATCTACCGAACATGGCAGCGAAAGGAACCGAAAAAGCCGTGTGGTTCCTGCACAATTTTCATTTCTGGCTTAATGAGCCGCCAGTCATCCAGGCGATTCAGAACAACCTCCCTATTTATAAAACTAAAGGAATCACTCTGGTCATCGTCTCCGTGGAGGCCCGGCTCCCCCTTGAACTGGAGCGGGAGGTGGTGGTCCTTGACTTCCCACTCCCTACCCGAGAGGAATTGAAAACCATCCTGGGCGGATTGGTTGAAAGCACCGGCATCGAGCCTGAGGACGAAGAAGCGGTCCTGGATGCGGCTCAGGGGCTCACCTGGGAAGAGGCGGAAAACGCTCTGGCCCTGGCTTTGGTGCGGCAGAAGAAGTTCGACCCCCATACCATTTGCACTTTGAAGGCTCAGATGGTCGAAAAATCCGCAGCCTTGGAGTTCTCCCAGTTCACCGAGACCTTCGCCACCCTGGGGGGCCTGGAGAATTTGAAAGAGTGGACGATAAACCGGTTTAAGAACCGGAGGACCGGTCTACCCTTCCGGGGCATCCTGCTCCTGGGGGTCCCCGGGACCGGCAAAAGCCATTTTGCTAAGGCCCTGGGGAATGAAGTGGGCTGGCCGGTACTGTCCCTGGATATGGGCCGGGTTTTCGGGTCCCTGGTGGGAGAAAGCGAGGCCAAGATGCGGGAGGCCTTAAAGGTAGTAGACGCCATGGCGCCCTGTGTTCTTTTCATCGATGAAATCGAGAAGGGCCTGGCGGGAGTGGGTGGTTCCTCCACGGACGGCGGCACGACGCAACGGGTGGGCGGCACCTTCTTGCAATGGTTGAACGATCACACCTCCGAGGTGTTCGTGATTGCCACCTGCAACAGTTATGAAAAGCTCCCGCCAGAGTATACCCGCATGGGCAGGTGGGACAGCATCTGGTTTGTGGATAATCCGGGAGTGAAAGAGCAATTGGACATCCTGGACATCTACCTCAAGCAGTTTCTGGGCAAGGCTCTGGGAACCCTGATGGCCGAAAGCGATGGCCGGGTCAAAATCCCGGACCTGGACGGTTACAGCGGCGCAGAGATTCGACAGGTGGCCATCGAAGCGGCTTACAACGGCAACAATCTGGAGGCCGCGGCCGGTTTTGTGATCCCCATTTCCAAGTCCCAGAAAGCCCATATGGATGCGCTCCGGGAATGGGCGAGATTTCGGACCATCCCGGCCAGCCGGGCGGTGGTGGAAGAGGCCCGGGGGCCCCGGAGGGTGCAGTTATGATGATGGTCGAGATCAACAACGAGACCAGGGAGATTGTGGAGGTCCCCATTCCTATAAGACTCCCAAGGTGGCTCTGGACCATCCTATATGGGAGGGCCAAAGCTCTCCATGGCGGCGATCTGGAAGCCTGCGTCCGGCAACTGTTGGATGTGGGGATAGGAGTGGAGATCAAACCCCTGGCCGGAATCCAGGTCATGGATTCGAACGATCCACCGGAAGGATAGGAGACAGAGATGTCCCATTACAGCGAAGTCTTGATCGAGTTGACCGATGAGGGCTGCCTGGTGGCGGCCCTCGGTCGTTTGGGGTTCAAGGGCAAGGTGGAGGTGCACCGGGAAGCTCAGGCCCTTTACGGCTACCAGGGAGACGTGCGGGCGCAAAAGGCCCACATTATCATCCGGCAACAGCACGTGGGTCCCGCGGCCAACGACCTAGGGTTCGAACGGCAGGCTGACGGCAAGTATCGGGTCTGGGTGTCGGACTATGACCAACGTTACAACAAATATGATGACGCCTGGCTGGGGAGGCTCAAGCAGGCTTACGGGGTGGAAAAAGCCCGGGCCGAAGCCAAGAAGAAGGGATACCAGGTCAGTGAAAAGAAATTGGACGATGGTCGCATTCGGCTGGTCCTTAGGAGGTAGTGCTATGAGCGCAGAGATCGTGCTGGAGTTTTGGGAAGACGGCCAGGTCAACCTGGAGGGCAAGGGCTTCAAGGGCCAGGCGTGCTTCAAGGAGATGCAGTTTTTAAAAGATGCCCTGGGGGTGGAAACCTCTTTCACTAAGAAGCAGGAATTCTACCAAGCGGAGGTCAAAAGAGATGGCAAGGTCAAAGCGAGGTAAGGGGCCGGTGCGGGAAGAACACACCCTGGTCTTCACCGAAGACGGCAAGGCTGCCTCCTGGTGGTGGACGCCGGAAGTTCAAAAGTTGCTCCTGGTCCTGGGGTCCCCCATCCCGGAGATGGATAACCTGATAAACAACCCGTGGTGTGGGTAAGGGGGTGTGAAATGGCACGAGTGGTGATCACCATGGAAGGCGGCCTGATTCAGCATATCATGGCTGATCGGGAGGGTATTGAGGTCATGGTGCTGGATTTCGATACCGAAGGCGGGGATGGCGAGCGCATCCAAGAATTCGAGGGAAATCCGGTGTATGTTTTCCAGGGGGTGGATGACGTGGACCCGGCGCGGGTCGAGGAAATCGAAGCAGCCCTCTTTAAGTAAAACCTCACTCTTTCACCCAGCCCAGGCGTGGCTCCCTGGTTTGGGATGAGGGAGCGATGGTCTCCCAAAAAAGGCCGGCAGAGTCCGGCCTTAATTTTTTTCAGAGGAGGCAGTGATGAAAAGCAACGGCAATGGCTTTGAAGAGATGGTGGCCATTCAACTGGCCGTGCGTTCCTGGCCGGGGCAGGCCAAGTTGAGCGCCGAAGACCTGGGGTTGAAGGAAGATGAGGTCCCGGAAATCTTCAGGTTAGGCAACAAGCGCCTCTACCCCGAGGAATGGCGGCAGGTGTTCGGGGCCCTGGCCAACAAGGCCAGGAGTTACCTCAACGACCACAGCTACCCTTTCGTGGTCGAGTACGTCCGGGCTATCCCCAAACGGAACCTGGCCAGGATGGTGGAGCGGCTGGAGGAACTAAAGGCCGACTACCTGGCCCAGGCCGAGGAGTTCGTGGCGCATTACGAGGCCATTCAGGAGCAGTGGCGGGAGAAATACCCGGACATCTGGCCGCGGCTGGCCCCCCACTATCCCACCAAAAACCAGCTTCGCCGGCGGTTCGATTTCTTCTGGAGCGTTTTTGATATCAAAGGTGCGGAGATCAAGGAAGGGAGCGCCCCGGAAATCATCCATGCCTATGAGCGGGCTAAGGAAGAACTCCAGGCGAGATACGAAGAGATGGTGGAAGATGCAGTAGTTTATCTGCGCAAAAAGGTCCTGGAGGTGGTGACCAATCTCTCTAGCCGCCTGAAAGACGGCCGCATCGTCCGTAACGACACCCTGGAGAGCGTGCGCCGGGTGGAAGATTGGTTCCGGGACCTCAACATCTTCGGCGACCGCCAGGTGGAAGAGGCCTTGGGCAAACTGCGGGCTTCCCTCAATGGCACCGATTACGAGACCTTGAAAGACAACGAGGGTCTGAAGCAGCAGTTGGCGAACCTGGCTGACCAGGTGGCCGCGGCCGCGGGAAAGCTGGATGACGTGAGCACTATCTCCGGCAACTATAAGAGGATGATTGATCTCAACTAATGGGGCGGATTCGGATAACCCGGCGCCCCTCATCTTTTGGAGGAAGGAATGTACCATAATCCGGCTGGCGTCCAAATCCTCATTTCTACTGTGAGGAACTGCGGGAAAGACCTTTGGGAGAAACATAGACGGTGGCGGAATCCTAACTCGGCGCCACCGATGTTTAAGACCCTTGAAGGCAACTTACTTTGCCAAAATTGTTTTTTAAGAAGGGAGGCAAGAACATGAGCGCGCCAACCTCTGCGGCGACCATCATGTTTCCGGCGAAATGTTTTGATCAGGAGATCAAGCGATTGCTGGAAAAGGAATACGACATCGAATTTAAACCCCAAATCTTCGGACCCAGCCGGGAGATGGAAATCCATCTCGTTTACGATTCCATGGAATTTGCCGTTCAAGACGGTCTGATCGTTTTTCACAACGGCGAGGCCCGCTACGGGGAATTCCACGAACTGGAAGAGCTGCTGGTGAAGAAGGGGATTCCCTTTGACCGGGAAAGCTCCATGGATTATGACCGCCCGCCGGAGACGCGGGTTTTCCGCCCCACGAATCCCCCGTTTGATGCCCATATCCCGGACGATCAGAGTTCCGGAACACTGAAGCGCCTTCTCAAGGCGGCCAAGGGCATCTTGCCTCATTTCAACAACCCGAGAGAAGGAGGGAGCCCGAGACAACGACAGAATCAGGGAATAGCTCCACGTCTATATGAGGAAGAAGTCTTGGAGCTTGAGGCGGCGATTAAAGAGGCCGAATCCCTCATGCCCTCTTACGCTCCTTTGACGGATTGGAAGGAGGCCATGTCATGACCGGCCCTATCACCTGCGAGAGCGGCGAATGCCACATATGTGGCGATGAACACGAACTCGATGGACTTCAAGACGGCCTGTGCTACGTCTGCCGGGAACTGCCTGAAGGCTCTTACGAGTGGCATCTTGCCATCTGCTTCAAGGGGGGAGACCCCTCCAGCGATGAACGAGGCGCCTTCCGGTCCGGCTGGCTCCGGGGTATCAGCGAGGCAGAAGAAAAGTTCAAAAAAATGACCGGGATTGAGATCGACCTGGGTTTGGACCCGAAGGAGGCCGGGTCATGATCGAATGCCGCGGCCGCAACGGCTGGTTTAAGTTGCATGAGGCAACCGCCTTTGTTTCCGGCAGTGCCCATGCCTCAATATCTCTCCAATCGAAAAAGCCTTACAGCGATATGCCCCCCATCTATTTCGCCGGTCCCAAGGCAGAGATCGAGGCCTTGCTGCTGGACCTGCTGGAGAAAGTGAGGGCGAGGGCATGAATGAGCATGGTTTAAATATTCGCTTTCTTGCGCAAGGGATGATCAAACTCACCCCGAACGAGTTGCCGGAAGGCTTCTTCTCCTGGTCCCGGAAAGACCAGATCGGCTGGGTAAAGGAGTATTGGGACAGTCTCTCAAGAGAAGACCTGCTGCAAGGGGTATCCTACCTTACTATCGAGGAGGATTCGGTCCCGGATTGCTTGGAGGCGGATAACGAGAATTATGACATCCTGGCCCGGACCCCGGCCTGGGCTGCCTTTAACCGGCCGGGGTCAAGCGTCTTGGAGCCGGTGGAAACAGAGGAGGAGTGAACCCATGCCAGTAATAGGTCTTGAAAATGTAGAGCACCCCGAAAACGGGGTGATCACGGTGGACCTGGACTTGCTGCGGGAGCAGCTTGCTTGGCTCGAAAATCTTCCAGGTTATGACGCGTGCATCCCGGTTTGTGAAGAGCGGGAAGGTCTTCTAAACCTGCTGGGAGGCATTATCGACCTGGCAAACCCGGAGGACTGATGCATACCAGCAACTTTTGGAGGTTTTATCGCAGCGAGGACCTGCGCTTGGTCTCCATCGCCCTGAAGACCCCGGAGTGGTTCCAAGGCAGGCAATACCCGGCTCTGGCGCCTACCCGGAAAATGCTCAAGATGTGCGAGATCAAATACCGGGTGGCTTACCAAAAAATCCTGAACCGGCTGGACCCACGCCAGGTTTACGAAGACCTGGGACCGGACGCGATCTTGCTATGCTGGGAGCAACCCGGGGAATTCTGCCACCGGCGTCTGGTGGCGGAGTGGCTGGAGAAGCATTTAGGCGTGGAGGTGCCGGAACTGTCCTCAAATTATGACCAAAGGCAAAACAACCTGTTCTAAGGAGGCGTGAACGATGCCGTTTTACTTGAGACACTCCATCCGGGAAACTCGGACTGTTTACCTGGTGGAAGGCAAGGACCAAGAGGACGCCGAGCAGCATGACGGCGAATACCTGGGCTACGTGGACGGGGACGACACCGCTTGTGAGTGGTTCGGTCCCTTTGCAACCAAAGAGGAAGCCCTGAAGAGCGATCAAGCCTGGGTGGAGTAACCAGGGTTACTTTAAGTAATCCCTAAATTAAACTGAGGAGGTTTTTATGGCCAAGAAACCCACCGGCGATTGCGCCACCTGCTCCTTTTGGCGCAGGAAAGCCAGCCCCGTCAAGGGCAAGCTCATTCCCGGGGGTACCGGGAAATGCACCCGGAAAGAGGGGCTGTGCGAGAACCCAAAAGTAAAGGACCCTCGTCCCGAACGGAAGGGGAAACCCAAAAAAGAAGGGGGCCTGCCCGAACAGGCCCCCGACATTCAAAAATCTGGAACGGGATTAGTTGCGTTGGCTTCAATATACCCGAACCCTGGCCAGCCCCGCAAGGTTTTTCCTAAGGCGGCCCTGGAAGAGTTGGCCCTGTCCATCAAGGAGCAAGGTCTGATCGAACCCCTGGTGGTAGTGGCCAGGGGTGAGAAGTTCATGCTCATTGCCGGGGAGCGGCGCTGGCGGGCTTGCCAGATGGCCGGATTAACTGACGCCCCGGTAAGAATCCTGGAGGCCGACGACCGCCAGATCGCGGAGATGGCCCTGGTTGAGAACATACAGCGCCAGGACCTGACTCCCCTGGAAGAGGCCCGGGCCTTCAAGGAGATGCTGGAGAAAAACGGCTACACCAAGGAGGAACTGGCCCAGAAGCTGGGGTTCAAGCAGGTCTGGCGAGTGGATGAGCGTTTGTCGCTCTTGAATCTGGCCCCGAAGTTCCAAGATGCGCTGACTTTCGGGGTCATTACCCCTTCCCAGGCCTTTGAAATCAGCCGTCTTCAGGACGCTGAGGACCAGGAAGTGGTGTTCCGCAAGATCAAGGCCGGGGAACTCACTACTTATAACCATCTCCGGCGTTTCGTTAATGCCATGGTGGACTCGAAGAAGGATAAGGTCCTGTTTACAATGCCCAAAAAGCAGGACCTGGAGGTCGTCTCCCGCTGGGAAAAGACCTTGGACGCGGTCACCGGATTGATTGTCAAGTCTTTTTCGCCTGAAGACTGCAAGGTGCTGGCCCGGGTCTGCCAGGGTAACGCCCAGGTGAACCTGATAAAGGTCGATATGATCATCAAGCACCTGAACCTGGTGAAAAAGGCCATGCTGGAAAACGCCAGCCGCCAGGAAGTTTACGGCATCATTAATGGCGGTGGGAACCTTGTACCGGTGGAAAACTTGAGCACGGCATAAACCGAGGCTTCAAGACGTGATGTGCAAAAGCGAGTGATTCGAATCACCCGCCTTTGTCATTTTCGGAAGACATCAATATTAGGGCCTGCTTTTAGCGGGCCTTTTCAAATTTTGAGGAGGAAATCGACATGCAGGTGAATATCGAACGCGAGATTTTGTTAAAAGGCATCGGCCACGCCCTGGGCGTGGTGGATAAACGGGGAAGTCTCCCCATCTTGAGCCATTGCCTGCTGCAAACCAACGGCAACGGCGTCTATATTTCGGCCACCGACTTGGAGGTCAGCTTCCGGGGTTTTTATCCCGCGGAAGTGAAGGAAGCAGGCGCCCTCTCGGTTCAGGCCGGGTTTTTCAACAATATCCTCAAGGACCTGCCCAAGGGTCCCCTGGCCCTGGTGGGCACGGACAAGGCCGCCATGGAGATCAGGACCGGAGATTCCCATTATCAACTTTACGGCCTGGCCGCGGACGAGTTTCCCGTCATCCCGGAAGCAGGCGAAGAGAACCTGGTGGAGGTGGAAAGCCGGCTGCTCAAAGAGATGATCCAGAAGACCATCTTTTCGGTATCAGGCGAAGACCTGCAATTCAACCTCTCCGGCATCTTCTGGGAGAAAGTGGAAACCGAGGAGGACGACTTCCTCCGCCTGGTCTCCACCGATGGCCACCGTCTCACCCTGGTGGAACGGGTTTTCCCCGGAAGTGAAAAGATGGACCTGGGTGAGGGCATCCTGGTTCCCTATAAGGCCATGAGGGAAATCGGCCGGTTCCTGGACGGCCAGGAGAAGGTGAGCCTGGGGCTGAGCAAGAAAACTCTGGTATTGCAGGCAGCCGATAAGCATCTCTTTATCCGGCTCCTGGACCGCAAGTTCCCCGAGTACCGGCGCATCATCCCGGAAGGCTTTGCTTACCGCTTCTCGGTCAACCGCAAAGAACTCACCGACACCCTGAAGCGCATCGCCCAGCTTTCCTCGGACCGTTTCAAAGGGGTGATCTTCAACCTGGCCACAGACTCCGCGGAGGTCACCTTCGCCAACCCGGACGTGGGGGAAGGCCGGGAACTGCTGCAGGTGACCCTGGAGGAGGGTGACGCAGACCAGCTTCCCCTGGAAGTGGGCTTCAACGCCCGCTATCTTCTGGAGCCGCTCCAGGCCATGGCCAGCGACACGGTCTTCCTGGAGATCAATGACCGGGATCACCCCTGCCGGCTCATGGGACCGGGAGATTCCCATTACTTCAGCATTGTGATGCCAATGAGTCTCTAAAGGTAAAAACCAATCTTTTCAACCGGGGGAGGTGATGAAGGTCACCTTCCCCATTCTTTTAAGGAGGAATCAATGGCTATCAAAAACCTGGTGCCCCGGCTGGCAGAGCGGGGGAAGATCAAAATCGGAGAAAAGGGCGAGATCAAGACCTCCCAGCAGGGCAAGCAGTTCGCCCAACCAAGGAAGTTGGATCATTTCCTGGTGACGACCATGCAGCGGGACGTTGCCGGGCGAATGCTCCCGGACCTGGAGTTGATACGTAAATTGGCCCCGCAAGGCGGCAAGCTGAAGGAACTGCCGGTGATGCTGCTCTATAACGATCCGGACATCAATTTTCAGACCCGGTATGCTTGTTATACTGGAAACCGCCTGTGGTGTTGCGGGGATGGGGAAGGGGCCCAGAGGCTTGGGGAAGATGGCAAGTACCAGGCCGTCCCCTGCCCCTGCCTACGCCTGGAAGCCAATTATGCCGGCAAAGAAAAGTGCAAACCCAATGGCACCTTGCAGGTGCTGCTCCAAGGGGTGGACCGGATCGGGGGGGTCTGGAAGTTCAGGACGACCTCATGGAACAGTGTCAACTCCATAATGTCTTCCCTGAAGCTGATCCAGGCCATCACCGGCGGGGTTCTGGCCGGAATTCCTCTCAAGTTGGTCCTCAGTCCCAAAACCGTCACCATCCCTGGAACTGGGCAGAATATGATTGTCTATGTCGTCAGTCTGGAGTTTCCCGGCACGGAGCAGGAACTGGCGAAGATCGGCTACGACATCGCCAAACGTCGGGCCGATCATAGGGCCAAGATGGACCAAATCGAGGCCGAGGCCCGGAAAGCCTTGGAGCACCTGGAGGAGACCCCGGAGGAAATGCGGGAGGTGCAGGAAGAGTTTTATCCCGAAGGGGTGACCATCGAGGTGCAGCCCGAGGAGGCGTCGGAGCCCGAACCGGAACCCGGGCAAGAGCCCTTGGCAGAACCGGTTCCCGAAGCAGACCCTCCTGTGCTGGGTGATAAGCTGGAAGCATCGACAGGATTTTCTCCTGTGCCCGAGCCGGTACTGGAAGAAGAGCCGGTACCGGTGTCCTGGGATGCGCCCCCAGTGCAACCCCATCTCTCCCCTAATACCAAAGCCAATAAAGGCAGGACCGTTCCGCCTTCACCCCCTCCACCGCCAGGCGAAATGGCGGAAAATGGCAAACCCACCCTCTTTTAACCCCGAACAACAAGGCTCAAAGCGAATCCTGGGGGCGATCGTGGGAGGTCCCATTATTACCCACTTCGCCCCAGGTCTAAGTACCAGGCATGTTCTTCGGGAACCTAAACCGTCATTCCCAGGGACCTTTGCTGGTCCCCGAGCGATGATTTTCATGAGGAGAAAAAACCATGCCGCCAAAACAGAAGAGACAATATTCTTTCTCCCGCCTCGATCTCTATGAGAAATGTCCGTGGGCGTATAAAAAGGTCGTCCTGGATGGGGTTCCCCGGGTATCCAACGAAGCCATGGTGACCGGAAAGGTGCTCCATGCCCTGATTGCCGACTACCTGTTGAGGCTTATCGACCAGAAGCAGCAGACCGACTGGGACTGGGCGGAAGGGGCGGCCCCCAAGGATGCCTCGCCCGATGTCCTGGAAATCTGGCAAAGATTTTATAATTCTTTCATCCTGCCTCCCGCCCTGGAGGTCTATGGGGTGGAGCACCAGTTGGCTTTCGACCGCAACTGGCAGCCCTGTGAGTTTTCCTCCGCAGACGCTTACTTTCGGATGATAGCGGATTTTCATTTCCGGCAGGGGGACCTGGCGGTGGTATTGGACTGGAAGAGCAACCGGGCAGTTCCAGAGAAGGTCGATAAGAATCTGCAACTGCGCACCTATGGCTGGGGACTAAAGCAAGTGGTCTATCCCGATGCCCAAGAGGTCCTTTTGCGTCTCCACTTCCTGCGCTACTGCAAGGAGCGGGAAGTGCTCCTGGCCCCCCAGGACCTCGAAGGTGTGCCGGAAATCCTGGCAGACAAAATAAAGATCATCGACGAAGACCAAGACTATGATCCCACTCCCGGGTCCTTTTGCGGCTTGTGTGGAATCACGGCTCACTGCCCGGTGATGTCCAAAACCCTGGCTCCTATCGAAGTCATCGCCCCCGCCACCCGGGAACAGGCTGAAAAAGCCGCCTCTTTGCTTCTGACCCTGCAAAAGATGGAAAAGGAGCTGACCGCCCGCTTGAAGGATTGGGTCAAGGGAAATGGCCCTATCCCGGTAGGTGATATGGTTTATGGCGCCTCCCCAATCATATCTTACGACTTCGATCCTCAAAAGGTCACAACCATCCTGCTAAACGCCGGCCTTTCCCGGGAAGAAGTATGGCCGTTGCTCTCGATGACCAAAACCAATCTGGAGAAAGGGCTGCGGAAGCTCAAACGGAGGGACCTGCTTGAGCAGGTCTTATCTACAGCTACGGCCAAGGGTTCGGAAAAGATCGACTTTAGGAAGGCAAATTCTTGATCCATGAGAAAGAAAGGGGCATCCTTTTGATGCCCCTTTCTTATATGTACTTAAATATTTTGAAAAATAAAAAGATTTTCAATCAAATAGTGACAGATTTTACATAATTGTGACTCAAGCCTGGTAAATATGTGCTGAGGCTTGATTCTTGAAGGCATTCCTGGTATCCACGATGAGGCGCGCCTGGGAAGCAATCCACGAGTAATCATAGGCGGAGTGGTCTGTCACCAGCAAAACCAGGTCTGCCTCTTGAAGCGTCTCGGCCGTTAGTGGCGTTGAGGTCATATCGATTTGGGGATAATGTCTCATCCCAAAACACCGGGGAATATGAGGGTCGTTATAACTGACCTCGGCTCCTCCTCGCTGAAGTAAATCGATAATTTTATATGCCGGCGATTCCCGGTCGTCGTCCACGTCTTTTTTGTAGGCTATTCCAAGCACCAGAACCTTAGCGTCCTTTAGTGGCTTGCTGTTCTGATTCAAAACTGCGGACACACGCTGCATCACAAAATAGGGCATGCCGGTATTGATTTCCCCGGCTAACTCGATGAAACGGGTAGTAAAGTCATATTCTCGGGCTTTCCAGGTTAGATAAAAGGGGTCAATGGGGATGCAGTGACCGCCCAGGCCGGGCCCTGGATAAAAGGCTTGAAACCCGAAAGGCTTAGTTTTAGAAGCCTCAATGACTTCAAAAATATCTACCCCCATTCTCAGGCAAAGCATTTTAAGTTCGTTTACCAAGGCGATGTTCACAGCCCGATAAATGTTTTCCAGAA